GTCGGTGAAAGCATCACCAACAGCACTGCTTGGGCCGTCCACAAAGTCAACTACACGAAGCGGAAGAGTGTTAGTCGTTGCAATTGAACCACCATCCAAGGCATTCTTGCTTCGACCGATTGAGGTTGATCCTGCTGTGTTAACCGCAGAGATGTTGTTGCCAAGCCCAGTCTGAGCTATAGCTTCGTCACCCTGCATACGGAATAACAACTTAGGATCATCGCAGACATAAGCCATAATATCACTAGCGGCAGTAGACGCTATGAATTGCTGGTTAAATGTCAACTGGTTTGTGTTGGGATCAGTGTACGAACATCCCATGAAAATGCCAACTGTGCCAGCAACAACCGATGTTGTCACAGCCGCTTTTTCTACAGTTCCAGAAGAAACGATCTTAACGAAATCACCATAAAATATAGCAGTTCCGTAACCGCTTGCAATCTTTATGTGTCGAACTTTTCCTGTAAAAGAGCCGCTCGCACTAAGAGTGTCAACTGGTTCTGCGCCCATAGGGGTTGCAGTGGTAGCCATGTTTGGCCTCCTTTAGTTACAAGTCTTAGTTGAGGAGCTTACTATTAAGTTAACTCCTTCCAAAAGTTGTCCTTGTACTCCGCTCTGGTTTCATGAGCGGCATCCTCGGATCATTTTCGCGCAAGTAATTGTTATCCACAGAGTCCATCTGGTTCTGGGCAATCTTCTGGAAATGCTCTGTTCTCGCTGCCACTTTTTCATCTGGCATCTTACAAAGCAACAAGCCACCTCCCTCCAGACCTTCCGTAAAGCGGGAACCAACATCCGAGTCCATCAACATTTCGGGGTGGTCTGCTTTTTTGCAAGCTACCCAACCTTCCCTAAACATTCTGGAAACGTGGGTATTGTCTGGCTCACCAAGGGTGCTAGTCCTAATCCACCTGAACGTCCAACCCGGAACGGGATCTGGATCAGGTAGAATAGAAGCTGGAACCCATGAGTCGTTAGGTCTTGCTTCCTCTTGACGCGATTGTTTGTTTCTGGGTTTGCGCTCTTCAGTCATCTCAAGCTCTCCTTGTAGAACTCTTTGGCATACTGTTCGTTTGTGATCCCAAGTTTCTTGGCGAGAGAAACCTGAGAGGGCTTTAGCTTCAATTTGCGCGGTTTAGCACCATTATTCCTGTTGGACGGTGCTACTACCGTGGAAGTTTGGCTGGCAGTCGAAGTCGCGGTAAGCCCATCAAGATCGCTATCCTGCCATCCAAATTTTGGATACGCCTCTCTCATACCTGAGTCTATGAACTCAAAGTAATCTGGCGTATTTGGTTTTATCTTCCTGTCCAAGACGGCTTCTTCATGCAACCCATATGCGGTTGCAGTCATTCGTCTATGTGCCGGGTCCATAAACCAACTGTTCTTTTCAGCCCACTCCTTTGCCTCTGGATCAACCTGCGGGGGCGGGGGTGGCTGTTGTTGCGGAGCAGGTTGCTGGACTTGAGGTTTTGCAGCCTGTACCGCTAAATTCCTTTCATACTTCTCGGCCTCAGCCATTTCGGCTTGGGCCTTATAGAGTGCCTCCTGAGAAGAAACCACGTTATCCGTGTCACCTTCTTCGTAAGCCTTTTTATACGAATCCTTTGCACTTTGCAAGGCCAAAGCCGCTTTTGCCTTAATCTGGGCAACAAGAGCAGACTCGCCACGCGAAATAACAGACTCCATTTCCTGATTTCTGGTGTGCAACTGCTGGGTTACAGCAACTGCCTCGTCACGAACTTTTTCTGCCGCTTCCCTTTGCCTGCGCTCTTCATGCTGTTCATACTTCAGCTTGTTGATGCGCTTCTGGACTTTTTCGCTGTAACCAGAAAGCTCGTCGTCATCAGGTTCGTCTTCTGGAGCCTTTGCTTTTGCTGGACGCTGATCTTCTTCTGCACGATCATCTACAATCTCAAGCTCTATCTGCTGTTCCTCGTTGCTTTCTACAGGAGCTTTTGCGCCCTTTTCGATTTTAGTCCTTACGCCAAAAAATCGATCTTCTGCTGGTGCTGTTTCTGTGTTTTCAATTGCCTCACTCATACTCTACCTATGCCTCTTGGATCTTCGATCACAGCCTCAACGCTGTCATCGTTTATTAAACGGAACTCCTGACCATGCACCATAAACCGTGTGCCTGAGTAGGAGCGCATTAGAATCCAGTCGCCTTCTTTGCAATAAGCACCAGAAGGAAACCGTTTTTTGTCGGCGTAGGCATCCTTGCCCATTTTCAAAACCATGCCAGTGATCGAACCAACCGATTCTTCCTGAATTGATTTTGCGGATTTGATAATCCCGCCTTCCGTCTTTTCCTCTGGATCAGGTAAAGCAATCAACAGTTTGTAACCTTGCGGCTCAGGCAGTTGATGCGCCTTGCGAGGTTCCTCCTCGTTTTCTGTAGGTACTACTGACAGTTCTGTCATCGGTATTGCCTTTTGCACTGGAGAAAAGCGTCCAGAGTCGCTTGCATCGCCCGTTGCGATGAGTGGTTCAAATATTAAACGCTGTTCTAAGCCTTTTCAATTCTTTCCTGTAAGTCGAGAAGCTCTCTTTCAGCGATAGCAAGCCCTTCTATAATACCGCAGCAATGTCGGTATTCTGCAAAATCTTTACAAGCACCACCGCTAATGTGGTCACTCAATTCATTCATCTGCCTGCGTAATTGTTCGCGTAGAACCTCAAAGGCGTTATTAGACGCTCTCTCTGTCAAACAAATCCTCCACTACCTCACGTCCAGTTTTAAAGCCTTCTATCTGCTCTTTAGATGCTATCTTTTGCGCCTCCAACTGGCTCCTTGAATTATCTTCAGCAACCCTGACAGCGATCTCTGCTTTCTTGATTTCTTCATCCCGATTGAGTTTCTGGGCATCATAGTTAGCTTTGCTCATCGCCTTGGCTGTCTCCAGCCTTAACTTGGCCTGATCAATCTGGGCTTTACTCTGGGCTTGCAGTTCTTTAACCGCAAGCTCTCTCTGGGCCATCTGAATAACGGGGTCTTGTGCCTGTTCCTGCGCCTGACGCTGGGCCATTTCCTGTTGATTCTTGCCTTTCAACTGTTCAGCCGCTGGTGCTACCAGCCTTGCAATTCGCAACTCGATATCTTCGGGTAGCGTTTCGTCTGGTGCTGGCAAGTTGACACCAAGCTCTTTTTCAACTTGTTGACGATAAGCAAACGCCAGATGCTCCTGAATATGTGCCGCCATTGCAGCCTGCATCTTTTTAGCCAGAGGACTTTTACTAGCAAGTTCAAGTATCTTGGGATCTTCTATAAACGCCATATGAGCCTGTATGTGGGCCTCATGATCCTGATAAATAAATGCCTTGACAGGCTTGCTGTTCAGGATGTTCATGTTTTCACTGACAGGATCAGTCGGCTTGATGTCATCTTCCCTTGGCACAATCTTATCTGCGTCCCGAATGCTCAGGACATCCAGCATCTGACGATGCAATAAAGGCAGATCGTACATGTCTGGGTTCTGCTGGGACAACTGCAACGCCGCCTGATACTGCATAATACGCTGCGCCATCGTGCCAGAATTAGGATCGCTTACCGCAATCACATCAACACGCCCATCGAAGTCCTCGCGCACTACAGCGTTATCTTTTGTCTGGTAAGGGTAATTACTTGGCCCAAAATCGTATACAATATTGGACAGTAAACGCAATTCTCGACGCATTGAGGCGTGTAACCTTGACTGCACCGCGCTCATCACCTTCATTGACCGCTCAAGAATAGCGAGAGTCGTTCCGACAGGTGCTTCACTGTTCATATCGGCTGCTTTTACGTCAGCCGCTGTGGCAAAACGCCTTCCTTCTTCAACAATATCGCCTAAAAGCTGGTAAAGTACGTTGCTTGGCTCTTTGTAAGGCAGAAAACTGATATTTTCCTTGATTGAGCCGCCCGGAACGTCCACATCCCTGAATTCTCCCGGCATTATTGGCGTATCATCACCTTTTATCCGCAACCCACGGGATTTTAAACCTCCCGGTAGGTTAGCGAGCGTCCCTGCGTCCACAAGTTGGCGCAAGAGGGAGGTTGCGCTTTTGGCGAGACCGCCAATCATGTGGATTAGTCCAAATCCGTAGAAGCCAAGTCCCGGCATGTACTGGTAATGAACAAAATGTTCACGTTTCATGCGCTGGGGGTCGCCTTCATAGTAATTTCTGCGTATCGACAGCACTTTTCGGGAGCTTAAATCGATACTGACAACATAAGGTAGGGCAATTCCAGTCGGTTCGCCCCTTTTTGTGTCCTCAAAACCCGCCAAGTCCAGCTCAATCTGCATTTCCAGTATGGTATGACGGGCATCTAGCTCGTAAGTGGAGGAATTTCCTGTCAACTCTTCGTATTTATGCTTAATTTCGTCCGTGTCTTCGCTCGCTTTGCCGATATCAACGTCCGAATAGAAACCTGCCACCTGCATTTTGCGTATTTCATTGCCTGAACGCTTCATAACATGAGTTGCACGTTCGCATGTTGTCAGATCAGACGCGCCATAGCTCACAATAAAGTCTTCTGCGGGTACAAACATGCTGCAAGGCCGACCCATGTTGGGGTCGAAGTACACTTTTCTAAACGCAGAGCCTGCTAGTGGCAAAGAAAACAACAACCGTTCCGTTTCAGATCGGTATTCCGACATTTTTTCAGTGACAAGGTAGTTCAAATAGTCCTGCACCCTGTGCGCCTGCTTTTCTTTCTCTTCATCAATGACCCCAACGATGCTGGTCTTGACGGGGCCAGAGGCAGGGAACAGTTCCTGTATCGACTGGGACTGGAACTTAATGACCGCTTCTGTCAGCAACGGGTGAAACACACCACATGCACCATCCCAAGGGGTGGTTCTGTCTTCATGCTTCAAGCCCAGAAGGTCAAGTCCTTCTATATAAGTCCTCTCCCAGTCTGCGCGGCTTTCCTTGTCAGACCTGTAATACCCGATCAAGTCACTAGCAAGGGTAGAAAGATCATTGTCTTCCATGAAATCTGCAAGGTTCGCGTCAAACGGAACCATACCCATACTTGATGCGTCTGGATCGAAATCGAGGATAACCCCACCGTCAGGCGTTTCAACAGAAACCGCCTCTGGGTTTACAATCTCGATCTCTATCGCCTCGTCTGGCGACAAAGCACCTGCTGACATGATGTCGGGTGTTACAAGCGGCTTTTCAATTGCCATTTAAATTATCCGTTTTTGCGAAACTTCTGTGGTCTTGCTGCACCCGATCCGCGAGCCGTGGTGGACTTTGCTGCCATCTTGGTTTTCTTACCGCCCTTCATAGCCATTTTAGTCTTTTTGCCGCCCATCATCGCCATCTTGGTTTTCTTACCGCCTTTCATCGCCATTTTGGTTTTCTTTCCACCCGCCATTTTTGTCGTGGTGGTGGTAGGCTTTCTCACCTTTCGCTTTGCCATTTTGTCGTTAGGGCTTCTGACAGTGGTCTTCTTGCCAGCTTTCATAGCCATCTTGGTTTTTTTACCGTAAGCCATCTTTTTCTTGGTTGCCATCTTGGACTTCTTCATCGCCATTTTAATAATCCTCTGCATACAAATTGTTGAAGGTGTTCTCTGCATCCATGTAGCTGAAGTCACCCTCTGCACTTAACACCCACTGGCTGGGTGCAAAATCGGGTGCGCCATCACCACATGCCCATAACGCTGGGTTCGTTACTCTCACCCTGTTGTTAGGAAGCGCAACAATATTACCAGTCCATTCACCTGCATCAAGTAACTCGATGACATGACTCTGCTTGTGCTGGGCTGGGTCATCACTAATATGAGAATCGGTATAATCGACAGTGAACATATACTTACCCGTATAAAACTCGCCATCTATCTTACAGATCCACGGGCTTGAACTTGTCCTGTCCATGACGTAAACCGCGTGATTGCGTGAACTGCAATCCCAAGGTTGCGCCAAATGAGGTGTCATTGGTTCAGGCCACTCTTCTAAAACGGTATCGCCCACCAGCGCACTGATCGGCATTCTTGCCCACATTGCCCCACCGTGGACATTCTCTTCATCGTTATCATAGGTCTCCGCGCCAGTAAACACAACCTGAAAACTCAACGACCTGTCAGGTATGGTGGTAACAGCGATTGCAAGCGCATGAAGGAACTCGCCATGATAATCGTTGTGATTGTAAGTATATTCTCGTCGCACCCAGCATTTGAAATGCGGGATGTTCGATTGCAGATATGCCATGTAACAGCCTTATCAGTAGTATGCGGCAGTCCTTGGATAGAACGGCTCGTCTTCTTCATCAGAGTTCAGCCTGAGAAAACCACCCTGCCTGAACCTGAGCAACGCCTGAGTGGATGAGTCCACCAGATCGTCGTGATCACCTGAAGGAAAAGCGGCAAACTCCTCCACCACTTCCTCGGCAAATCGTCTTTCGGGTCGCCACACAATACCTGATGCAAACATATCAGATACCGCGTTAACCCTTGATATCTTATCATTACCCCGTGACGGGGTGTATTCCGAAACCGCGATACCCATCGCCCTGAGTTCAAAAATCAGCGGCGTACCTGCGGCTTTCGCTTCAACAATACAGGCATCGGGTTCCCAGTCTACATAAAACTCATAGGCTTTCTTTTTTAGCTCTGGAAACTCCAGCCTTGCCTTGAACGAGTCAAGGAGAATAATCTGGGGTATGGTCTTACCTTTATCATCGGGCGCATAAAAAACACCCCATGTTGTACAGGCAGAGTAGTCAGCCCTTTCCGTTTTGAGAAAGGCCGTATCCCAAGACTGTATAATAAACTCACAAGGGGGCGGGTTATCCTGCTCCCATATCTTCCACCAGTTGCGTTTGATTAACGCCCCTTCCTCTGAGGTCGGGTTCTGCTGGTATTGTGCATTCCATTTGGATGACGGCAGTTCTTCCCTGAGAGCTACCAGTTCCTGCATGGGCCAGAACTCAGGCCACAGCGGTTGCTCTGACGGCATGATGGCGGGAAACTCGATCACTTCCCACTGGTCAGATCCCAGCCTCTTGGTCGAAGACTTGATAATCTGTCCCGTCAAATCCCTTTTGTGCCAGCGAGTCATCACGATAATAATAGACCCACCGGGCTGTAATCTCTGTCTTGGCCCCGATGTGTACCACTCGTAAGCCTTGTCAAAGACAGTCGGGTCTCCGCTCTGACCCTCCTGTTCCGAATGAGGGTCATCGATGATCAGCAGATCCGCGCCCTTTCCTGTAACAGCACCACCAACACCAATCGCAAAGTACTCGCCGCCCTCACTGGTACTCCAGCGACCAGCGGCCTTTGAATCAGCCCTTAATGTGGTTTTGGGAAATAATGACTTATACTCATCGTCATCTACAAGGTTACGGACTTTACGCCCGAAACCAACACTCAACTCTGCGGTATGTGCCGTCTGGATAACCTTCTTCTCTGGAAACTTGCCCAGAAACCATGACGGTAATAAATAAGAAGCAAACTCTGACTTTGTGTGTCTGGGCGGCATATTCACAATCAACCGCTTCAATTCACCACTGGCGACACGTTCAAACGCCTCAGCCATAATCTTGTGATGCCTGCCTTCTATAAAAGCAGGCCATACCTTGCGAACAAAACCCATAAAATAATCACGGGCGTATTCCTTGGCCTCAGCTTCTTCAAGCTCCTCGATCAACTCAAGGATCTTCTTCTGCTCCTCAATGGGCAGGTTAGGAATCTGTTTTAATAACGCGGGGTCTATCTGGTCAGCTAAAGACACTACTAACTAGCTTCCAATTCCAAGACTTGAAGATCAGGCTTAAATACCTCAACTAAAGACTGGCATTCTTCATTTGGGCAAGTAAGGTAAGTCACCATAATGGTCGGTGCAAGCTCACCACCTCTTAACCAAAGATGATGATCTTCTTCCTCATCAACATCAAAGTCGCCACCCCGTATAAGCTCATTGTTGCAGTGACAACATTTCATCAATTAAACACCACCTTTCCTTCAGGCATAGCTTTGCCTTTCGTTATATACCGCTGCGGATCTCACCGTTGCGTCTGTAACCGCTAGGGGACAAACCGTGTTATTTAAAAAAAACAGTTTATAAAGAGGTGATTACCGCAGACCTGTTCTAGCGGTCGTTATATACAGTTATCTCTAGATAATAGCATTTTTACGCACTTGACAAGAAAATGCAAATTTTTTTGAAAAATATTTTCGGGTATTTTTTTTGGAAAAAATCGGGTAAAAATTTTCAGATCAGCTAGGTATAAAAATGCACTGTAAATCAAAACCCTTTTTACCACGGGAAATTAAATTTTCGATGACCGCATCCCTCACCCACTTACACTCTTCCATCGAAGAAAAGCTGTCATATAGAATAACGTTATCAATATAAAATAAATATAAATTATACATTACGTAATTTCAAAATTAGGTATTCGGGTGTGCAAATCCCTATATACATAGTCTGGGGTGCGCCTGACGCTCAGGGGGGGTGGTACTATCACGCAAAATCTCTTTTTGATTTTAGTGGAGAGCCGAATCGGGAAAATCTTCGGGATCGTCGGCAAGCCCAGCCTGCTCAGAACTAGTCGAGAGCAAAGCAGCCAGCCGCTGTTCCAGATCCGCAGTCACCTGTTCTGCAGAACGATCAACCGACTCCACGCTGACGGTTTGATTAAGCAGGCCAGATGCACGGGCCAGCAGCTCAGCAGCCCTCAACTGGGTTTGGCTTAGCGTGTCCATATCCATCGCCTCCTCCAGCTTGGTCATGACCTTATCTCTGAGAGAGTACGATGCAGCAGCTTCAGCAGCACGTTTCCTAGCCCTCTCAGCTTCAATGGTTGCTATGATGTCGGCATTCGTCATCAGCCGACTAGCAGCCTGTCGGATCGTCTTGGGACTGCTCCCCGACCCATAGCCTGCCAGCTTGTAAGCCGCGCTCTGGCTGT